AGCCATCGCCGCCTGGAACCGCCGCACTTACGCCGACCGCATCGCCGCAGACGAGGCGCTGTTGAGGCAGGCGCTGGAGGCTTTGAACCTACCGTGTGACCGCTGGAACGGGCAGCAAACCAGAATTGTCAACGCAGCACGCGCCGCAATCACCCAACGACTGGAGAAGAAATCATGACCATCTTGTCATTCATCTTTCTCCTTGCACTACTTGGCGTTTGTGTTGTCGTGACGATTGCCGCCGCGACCATGGCTGTGTCTGAGAAAGGCTGGTCTGGATCGCTCTCGTCGGTGTCGTGGGTTTTCCTGACGCTGGCGTGTGCGCTGTGGCTGCTGTTCTTCTGGCTGCAACCGTTCAAGATTACTTTGGAGCTTGTCAAATGAACATCCCCGACACCGACCTCCCGCCGCTGCCTGAGTGGATCAAGCACGATGACTTTGACGGCATGGTGCAGAGTCAAATACGCGCAGCGTTCCGCGAAGCCCAGCGCCAAGCCTACGCCAAAGGCATTGCCGATTTCCTCAAGATGCATGAGGGGGAGGCGGTGGCGGAAATGCACCCCGACCACCTGAAACCAGCACCTGATGGAGAACACTGGTGCCGCGAAGTGTTGCTCTACTCGGGTGGAAGCCCACACGATCAGCACGGCACACAGAAGCGGGCCAAACTATTCCTCACCCCACAGACCCAAGAGGTCGAGGCCGCTGTGATGGCGGAGTTTGATAACGCAGTAGAAGCTGCAAAACTTCTCGGGCGAACACAGGCTAGGGCAGAGCGCGGTGACTATACCGATCAAGATTCTCGTTTTGAGCGAGCGATGTACGAATCTATCGCCAAACACCGCGCCGCCATCCGCGCCCGCACCACTTCACCGGAGACGAGAGAATGAGAGAGAAAAAATCGGAGGCGTTGCGGCTGGCTGACGAGTTAGACGCAGAAAAGCAAGGAGTATGGGTTTGGGCTGGTAATGGATATCGCCATGAAGGCGCAGAGACTAAACCACTAAGCGCCAAAGCCGCCGCCCTGCTCCGCGCTCAACACGCCGAAATCGAGGCGCTGAAGGCCGCAGGGGCTGGGGTGCCTGCCATCACAGATGAAATGCGGTTTGCTGGAGCGCGGGCAATCATTGACGGTATGGAAAACCGCCCCGGCTCGTCGTGGGCTGACGAAGCAGAGCGCGTGTTCACCGCCATGCTCGCCGCTGCCCCAAAGCCTCCAGAGGCGCAGGGGGATGTTATTGATCGCATCGTGGCTGTGCTTCACACCATCAAAGACGAAGTGCCAGCCATTGCCGCACAGCGGGGAGAGAAGGGATGAGCTGCCCCGCGTGCGGATGCAAGGTCTGCTACCAGTACGATGACGAGGACGAACCCTACGACGACCGCCTGCAGCGCTGCTCGGCCTGCGGGGAGATTTTCGACCTCGATGACCACGCGCCAGAGGATGAAGACGAGACGGCGCCATGATCCGTCGCGCACCAATGGCGTTGCGAATTCCACACCACATGTGGTATGGATCGCATCATGGATCACGCGCCGACGAAACGACCAGCCCGCAAGCCCAGAGACACCGTGCATCACACCGAGGCATGGGTGCCAACGGTCGCCAGGCTCGACATCCCGCTCGGCAGCGTCGTGAACCTGCGGCGCATCGCGGGCGAACTCAGGGCATTGGCCGAACGGCTGGAAGTATTGAGCCGCGACCCGGCAGACAGCGCCGACCTGCTTTTCGAAGCCGGGCGTGCAACTCGACACACAAACGCCAATCTGCGCAAGATCAGGCGGCCAGGCAGGCCGCGCAAGCGCACCGAGTCACTGAGGTGGGTGCGCTAGATGTAGTGGGGATGCTGTCGGGTGCTGGATTGTTGCATATGCGAATCAAATGGAACAGAGCGGCAACGAACCCGAAAATTCCCCAGCAGCATCAATGCCATGCGCGGCATTCTGGACGGCGCGCGAAACGCCGAAACTCACCACAACATATAGCGGTAAGCCGGCGTCACGCCTTGATCTCGGTGATCGTGATGCTGGACGCCATGACGCCCCCCAGGTAGCGCGCGCCGCCGATTCCGTTGAACGTCGTGGTCGCGGCAGACGATGCGCCAGCACGCACGCGGAACGTGGTCGAACTGGTCGTGCCGGCCGTCATGTAGTGCGTGAATTTAATCACGCATGGCTGCGTGGTCCCAGATGGCGGCAACTGGTGCATGGCCGCCAGCGCGTTCGCCGTGGCATCCTGGAACAGCGCTGCGATCATGGCGTTCACCGATGTGCCCGAGTTCAGAGTGATCACCACGTCGATGCGCAGCAGGTTCGATGCGCTGGTCGGCGTGATCGCCCGGGTCATGAACTCGTTGCCCTCGCCGATCTGCGGGATGGTGTCGTCCCACGGGATGACCCCGGTTCCGGTCGCCACCGCGCCGCTCTGCGTGTTCACCACCTGGATGATGCGGCCGACATCCGAGTCGGCCATCGATGCGGGTATTTTCGTGGTCATAGACCTCCCTGGTTCGGTGTGGGTTTGGCGGTCAGCGAGTCGTAGGCCCGTTCGCAGGTGGCACCGGCTGCGCGGGCCGCGTCAGCATGTCGAGCAATTCGTTCCGCAGTCTCGTCAAGCCTGCGCTGCACGTCGGCAAACATTCGCTCGGTGGGGTCGGCTGGCGCGCCTGGCTTGGCAGCGTCGGGATTGCCGGCCCCTGCACGACAGCGGGCGGCAAGGGTGGCGAGTTGTGCGCGCAGGCGGCCACCAGCATCGCGGGCAGCAGCAGCGTCAGCCTCGGCAGTAAGGCGGGCTTTCTCGGCTTCATCAGCAGCTTTCTGCACCTCTGCGGTGCGGCGTTGTTCTTCGGCCCTGGCGTCGGCCTCGGCTTGGCGCGCAGCCTCGGACTGTGCAGCCACCATCTGCGTGTGGGCCTCGCGCGTCTCGGCATGCTCGCGCTGCTCATCGGACAGCCGGCAGGACTGCACGCCGACCGCCACGGCCAGCGCGCCACAGGCGGCCATCCAGACGTTCATGCAACAGCCTCCAGAGCATCGCGCAGTTCATCGAACAGGTGGCGGCGCTCGGCGGCGTGCAGCATGGCCGGGCCGTTGATCGCGCGCGTGGTGGCATCGAAATTCCCCGCGTCGGCCATGTCGTTGCAGCCATTGCTGCGCCAGTACCACGCAGCGGTCAGACAGGCGTCGGACGGTTCCGCGACCAGTTCAGGCCGGAGCACGTACACAGACCCCTGCCCTGTTCCGGCGCTAGCGCGGATGTAGTTCGCCCTGCCCGTGAGCTGGAACAGCCCCCTGCCCCGGAACAGCCAGCCGTCGCCGCTGGCCTCGTCGCCGTTGCCGTTGCGCCCGGCATAGACCCGGTTTGCCAGTTTCTGCGGGTTGCGCGCGTAGGCCGCGGCTTCGTCTGCCGACTTGAACCGGCTCGGCCACACCGCCGCGATGCGGGCCGGCGTGGTGTAGAACAGGTTTTCCTCCAGCCGCGTGAACCGGGCCGACTCCAGCATGGCCTGCGCGATGAACGCGGCTTGGCGGCGCTGCGTGCTGATGTCGTGCAGCGCCATGGCGGCCTGCAGCGGCTCGGCGAACGCTCGCGCCTGCGTGGGGCCGACGCCTGCGGCGATCAGCGACGCGATCAGGCCCGCGCTCACTGGATGCCCTTTCGCAGCTTGTTCATGCGCGAAAACTTGTGCACCTTGAAGTAGGTGCCCACCGCGAACAGGAACAAACCGATGTACAGAACCATCGGCCCCATCCGAACAAACCCGTAGTGGATGACGGTGACGATCTCGCCGCATCCCCACAAAGCAAGCGCGCCCATCCCCAGGCACTGCAGCAGGTTGTCACGGTAGTGCTGCGCCAAGACGCCGCCGATGCAGCACGCCACCACAGTGGCGAGCATAAGAACAGCCATGAAAACGTTCACGGTTCACTCCTTCGGAGCGTCGGAATTTTTGCGAAACGGAAGCCAGGACATCAGCAGCGGCACCAGGTCGATCTGGTGCCAGGCGTCGAACACCTTGGACACCGCCGACATGCCGAACAGGCCCAGCAGGAACCCCGCAAAGCCTTCGTTGAGCGGAAACCACTGCACCAGGTGGGGCGCCCCGTACCAGCTCAATGGGCAGGCGGCAGCGGCCATCGCAAACCGTCGCGGCCATGAGTCCCGCAGGAACATCATCGCGATCACGCCGCCAGCGGGGCCGCCGAGTTTGTGCGCGATTTCAGGTGGGATTTCAGGGATTGGCATGATGCTTTTTGTGCGCGGTTGACAATGGCTGGGATTCTAGAGCCTCCACCCGATCAGGTGATTGTTTTGATGTGGTTTCCGGTCGGGCTTGCCCTGTTGATCCGCCGCGCCAGCGCCACAAACAACGCGTGGTCGCGGTGCCCAGTGTCCAGCACCAGGCGCTCTAGGGTCTGCGAGATCGTCCACTCACCGCGCTGCGGCCAGCCGGCCAGAGCAACCCAGGTCGTGTGCGCGATCACGATGTCCAGCACGTAGGCCACCAGTGCAGCCAGCCAGTGCAACGGGTTGCGCGACTTGCCCTCGACCGCGGCCAGCGCGGGCTTTAGCAGGAGGATCAGAAGGTCGATCACAGCAGCGCCTTTAGCTCGTCCACCGTGCGGGCCGCGTCTATCTGAGTCTGCAGCGTGGCGTATTTTTCGCGGACAACTTGCCGGGCCTCCTCGGCTTGCGCAGCCTTGGCCGGGATAGTCGCCTCTACGTCCAACGGGGCGAACTCAACAGCCCGCGCAGCGCGGCGCCGGGCGTGTGCGATGTTCTTGCACTTGTTCATGTTGTGCATGATGGCTCGGCCGTTGCGCTCCCAGCCGTCGCGGAACGTGCGGTCAACAGGCACAGCGGCAGCGTCCACCACGTCGAACGCCACGCCGGCCGGCACGCCCTTTGCAGCGTCCTCGACGCTGACGCCTGGCGCCGGAATGATGAAGTCAACCCCGCCATCCACTGGCCTGGTGTAAATGATGCGAAAGTCAGACATTCACGCCTCCGTTCAACGGAAAAAAGCAATACTGCAATACTCGGAATCAATCGCCACTGACGTGTCTGTTCTTCGGCTCCCAAACCGATACGCAGTCGTTGTTGGCGCCGTCGTCCCATATGCGGCGGTCACAGTTCCTGCGGATGACCCGCCGTTAATGACCGCGACAGGGGCATAGTTCGCATCAGGCAGCGCCGTGGTGAAGTTCACCGAATAGTCCCCCGTCCCGTGGTCGGTGATGCTTGTCACGTTCCCACTGGCCCGGATCGCCACCGTGCCAGAGCCATTGAAGTTCACCCAGGCGCGAGCAGCGTAGGTCGGCGCTGACCCCGATGCGTTAAGTCCAGCCTTCATGCCTGCAGGCGTTACGGCTCGCGCCGTGTCCGTGCCAGTCTGGACCTCGGCATCCGTCGCCAACTCAACCACCCCTTTGAGCGCGTCGGTCGCGGATGGCAGCAAAGCCTTCTTGTTGGCGGACGAGTCGCTGGCGTCAGCGATCATGACGAAATCAGCGGCAGCGTCTAAAGTGACCGTGGTGAGACTGTTCACCAGCGCCGCGTCCAGTTTTGCAGCCGTCACAGATCCATCGCTTGGAACGCTCAACGCTTGAACTGTCACCCAGCGCGCAAAGATGTTCCCCGTCCCAAGCGGCGGGGCTGCCACGAACGTGAGCGTGGTGCCTGACAGCGTGTAATCGGTCGTCGGCGTCTGCCGAACCCCGGAGATGTACACCTCCAGCGAGCCGAGCGAACCAGGCGCCGACGACAGCGTGAACGCCGTTTGCGCACCTGTGCCGCTTAATGTCTGGTACGGGAACGACGTGCCTTGCGCGACGTCCTGCCAGGTTGCTCCGTTGTAGACGCGCATAACGTCGTCGCCTGTGTTGAAATACAGGTCGCCCGCCTGAAGCGGGCTGGAATCGTTGCGCGTCGTTGGGTCTGCAGCCGCTGGCCCGAGATACACGTCGGAGAAGTTTGTCACATCGGCGATGTTGTCCGCGATCGTCTCGATGTCGGCAGCGTCGAACGTCGCCACCGTGGTCACATCTGCGGCAATGCCCGCCACCGCCGATACGTCAGCTGCAATACCGGCAACGGCGCCAATCGTGTTTGCGCCGGCCAGGTCGGCTGCCACGATGGTGACGTCGCCCGATACGCCGATCTCGGCGGCCACCGTGTTGATGTTGTCCTCGTTGGCGACAACAGCCTCAAGCGTGGCGAAGTTGTCCGCCAGGAACACGATGTCGGCCACCAGCGCGTCGGCGTCATCCGTGCTGGACACCGGCAGTTTCGCGGCGCGGTCCACCTGCTCTTTCAACTGCTGCGTCTGCATGGTCAGCAGGTCCAGCGCCGTCTCATGGGACTCGGCCGGAAACGCGTCGTTCTGGACGTAATCGGCCTCCTGGGTGAACGGCACGTCGCGGGTGATCGTCAGCGTCTCGCCCACCGGCAGCGCGCTGACCAGCGTCACGGTTCCAGACGCCCCGCCAGCGCCGGTCACCGTGTAGTCCGTGGTCAGGGTCAGCACCGTCTCGACGCCATCGGCATCGGCCTGCACCACCGACAGGTGATCGTCGGCCAGGAATCGGAACCCGACCGTGAACGGGCCGGTCGTTCCTGCGCCGGCATATGGGCCGGATTTGGATGTATCAGTTTCGACGGTCATGGCGTCCTCAGCAGTTGCGGGATTCTAACAATGATGTGGTTTTCACACCACAGAAATCAGCGAGCAACCTGCGACGGTGGCAGGTAGAACGTCTGCCCGTTCTCGCGCTCGATGCGGCGCTCCATCCGGCGCAGGAAACCAGGGTTCAGCGCCTCCTGCATCTGGTACAAAACCAGGTAGTCCAGCGCCGACCGGACATAGAACAGGCTCATGAACGGGGTGTTCTGCAGAAGCGCATTGAATGCAGTGGCCGCCACGTCGTCGCCAGTGCGGATGCGGGTCCACAGGTCTGCCGCCGTGTCGAACAGCCCGGCAGTCGGCCCTGCCATCGAGGCCGTCAGCGTGCCGCCCATGCGGTTGTACTTGCCGAACAGGAAGTCGCCGTACAGGCCCAGCCCGCCGCCCTGGATGAACGCGGCGCCCCAGGTGCGCGGATCGTCCATCGGGCGCGGGTTCTTGCCGCGCAGCAGATCCTTGGCGCTCATGGCCGCGTATCCCATCATGGTGGACAGGCCGATAAAAGTCGCCAGGCCGAGCATGTCGCCCCTGCCCTTTCGCATGTACTCGCCCAGCGTGTCGTAGCCGCGTCCGTACACCTCGCGGCCCAGCACCACCTGCACCATCGCCACCGGGAACGACTTGAACTGCGTGATGTAGCGCAGCAGCTCGCCCGGCACCGTGCCTGGCTGCGTGCCGCGCAGCATAAACGCCCGCGTGCGCGCGCCAGGCTCCAGCACCGCGTGGTTCATCCGGTCGATGGTCATGGTGCGCAGCGCCGCCGACAGGTCATCCTGCAGATTCAGGATCGACGCATCGGACACCGTGCGGCCCACGCTGGCGATGTACTGCTCCAGCATCTTGACCGGCACGGTTTTCAGTCCCCCGGGCGTCATGTACTGCCGTCCATCAGCCGCCTGCAGCGGGGCCGCACGCAGAATCTCCCACTTGCCCGCATCGATGTTGTACAAACCCAACATGTCGCGCAGCGCGTCGGGCAGCTTGTCCCATGCGTGGCGAGCGTTTTGCGCCAGGTAGTGCGAATGCGTCAGCGCGTAGCCGTCGCGCAGGGATTCGGTCCACCAGTTGATACCGGACAGTTTGAAGAACTGCTGCATCGCGGCAGCCATCTTCCCCCCCACCATGTCAGGTGAATCGAAGCGGTTATACACCGCGCCAAGCGTGGACTCATGGAACACGCCCAGCGACGACAGGATGGCTTTTTTCTCACCCTTGGCGCGACCCTGGGTGAGCGTGCCAACGCCGGCCAGCACACCGGTCAACAGGTTCTTGTCCTGCCCGAAACGCAGCTCGGCAGCGTAGTTCGACAGGTCGGTGACGGACGACAGCAGCATGCCGCCGAGCTTTGCCATCGTCATCCACGACCGCAGGAAACTGCCCACCTTGGCCGCCGTCAGATTGCCGGGGATGTTCACCGAGCCATCGAGTTGCGCCAGCAGGTTCTCCATCTCGCCGCGGCGCTGGTTGAACTTCGCGCGCTTGGCGGGATCGCCGGCCAGCGACATCTGGTACTCATCGAACAGGCGCTGCAGCGTAGCCTCGGGGTTCGTGCCAAGCACCTTCAGCAGGCCGGCAGAACGCGCCGACTGCTCCAGCCCGGTCAGCACCGTCTCAGCCAGTTTGCCCTGACCGAACCGCTGGTTGTAGTCGAACGCCGCGTTTCCATCCTTGAAATACAGCGCGCGGCTGACCGACTCGCGTTTCGCCAGGTTCGTGCCCGAGCCGAACGCGGCCATGTCGTCCTCGCCCGCCTTGGCCTTCATGTGGTTGCCGGCCGCGAAGTCGTCGTAGATGCGCCGCAGCGAACCCACCGGGTCGAACTCGGAGATCAGGCCCAGCCGGGTCATCTTCGGGATGTCCAGCAGCGGCAGCACCGTATCGACCCACGCCTGCTCGCCCGCGTCGCGGATTTTCAGCATGTCGTGCGTCTGCCGGGTGATGTAGCCCTGCAGGTCACGAATCCATGCGCCGAAGCGGTTGCGGGTGTTGCGCGCGTCCGACTGGTACTTGTTGATCACCTCGGCGATCTGCACTGCGTTTTTCGGCAGCGCCTCGTTGCCTTTGCCGTCCTGGCCCAGGTTCCACAGCGCCTGGTAAATCTCGCGGTCGAAGTTCCCTGATGTGAAGTCGGCGATCAGCCCGGTCTGCTCCAGGTCAGCGATCATCCCGCCGATCCACTCGCCACGGAACTGTTTCTGCTCGGCGTCCACCGACAGCCGCCCGCCCGCGCGCTTGCGCTCAGAGCCGACCAGCAGCGCGCGGAACCCCTCGAACCCATCGCCGATGTTGCGGTACTGGTTCACGAACGTGACCGAGCGCAGCCGCGCGTTGATGTTCAGCGCCGCGTTGCGTTTCTCGATAACGGCGGCCATGTGCAGGTTGTTCGCCAGCGTGTCGGCCGCCTGCATCGCGTCGAACTGCATGCCCGCCGCCCGGTCGTCAGCCGTCACCGCGTCGCGCATCGAGCGCGCCATGCCGCGCATGCCCTTGATCTGCTGGCGAAGCTGGCCCAGCAGTTCGTTGATCTCTGCCGTCGTGATGTCTGGCATGGCCGCGCGCATCGCCGCCGTGGCCTGCGCGTCGTTTTCCAGCTTGTCAGCAGCCGATCGCAGCACCTGAGCGTAGGATTTCACGCGGGCAATGCGATCGTCGTAGGGTTTGAGTTCGTCGCTGGCGGTGGACGGGTCGGGGGTTTCTCCGCGGCTGTAGCGGATGTCCGGGTTCGCTGGGTCGAACGTGCCGCGGTTTCCGGTGGCGCTCTTGATCTGCGTCGGCTCGAAGGCGACAACGGTTGTATGCGGCTCCGTTGGAACCGAGCTGTCGAAATTGTCCCGAATGTTCTTGATGATGAGAGCGTCGTGGCCTGCTTTCTCGGCGTCCCATGTCGCTCGGAAAACCTTGTTGCCAATGTCCGTGTACTTCTGACCCTTCGCATCGTAGTAGGCCGGATTCTCGGCCTTGACGTACAGGGCGATGGTGTCGGCAGAGCCACCCCGGTCCCATTCTTGGTACGAGTCTGCGACCTCTTTTGAGTCAGTCAGGTGCACCCACCCTTTCTTGAAGCCGCCTTGGAGAATTTTGTCTGAAGCAGTTGTCCCGTGATACACCACCAGCGGCCGACCTTCGGCATCCACCACCTTCGACTCGCCAAACCAGTCGCGGAACGCCTTGGTGTCGGTCTGCGGCACATCGCGAGAAAACGCCGGCGCCAAGCCGCCCTGCCCTACCCCGCTATTCCGCGCCACCGAATGCAGCGCCGCCACAGCCATCGCCTGGAAATCCGCCTCGGTCAGCGTCATCCGCTCGCGCGCCGCAGCAAACGTCCGGTAGGCCCAGGCGCGCACCGCCGCCAGGATGCGCTGCACGATCGGCAGCTCGGGCGCGTTCTGCACCAGGTAGGCAAGCTGTTCCTCGCGTACCAAGCCGGCAGGCGTGTCAGCAGGAACTGCAGCGCGCGCCGATTGCGCCCATGCTTCGCCGCGCATGATCGCGTCGTCCAGTTCGGCCAGCACATCGTTGAATACCTGCGGGCCGAGCATTTCCTGCATGCCGGCGTGCACGCCAACCTCATGCAGCAGCATGCCGCGCGCCTCTGCCGGGCTGACGTTCTGCGCCACGATGTAGGCCGTGCCGTCCGGCGCAGTTGCGCCCTTCACGTCGGCAGGGTGCGGGCCTCCGGGGAGGTCGTCTGGGGTGGCAACCAGTTTTACGTTGCCGGCGTCCATGAGCGCAGCGCTGGATTCGCCGAACGACTGGCGCAGGGCTTCAGTCAGGTCGTCAACGGTTTGCAGCGCATCAGTGCCCACCTGTCCGCGCGCGTACTTAAACGCCTGATCCCCCGCCTTCACCGTATCCGACAGCGCCGCGTCGGCGTCCCCCATCGCAGCCTCAGCATCGGCCAGCGTGTCCCATTTCGGGGCCGAGCCGACGCGCTGCTCGACCGCCGCTGCAGCCTCAAAATCAGCCGCCGACGAATTCTGCGCGTCGTATGCGCGCCCGGTCGCCTGCACCACATCGGCCTGCGTGGCGGTGCCCAACACCGGGTCAACGCCTGCGATGGCGTCCACGTCCACGTTTCGCCCGGCCAGCGACTGCGCCACGGATGCGTGCAGCAGGTTCTCGCGGGTTTCAGGCGACAGCGAATCGGCGATCACCGCGGCGCTGGCCTGCTCGTTCTGAAGCGCGATCAGCGCGCGCGCCTCGGGCGTCTCGGCCCACTGGATGGCCTCGCGCTCCAGCCGTTCCTCGCGCGCCGCCTCGTCAGCGTCGGCGATGGCTTCGTCTGCGGCACGGCGCTGCGCCGCATCGGCCTCGGCGATCTGGTCCTCCCAGCGCAGCACGCGCTCGCCATTGAACGCCCGCGTCACCAGGTCCTGCGTCAGCCTGATCGCCTCGTCGCTGCCGGACTCGATGCCAGGCGGTAGGAATCCTTCCTCGGCCAGCACCTCAGCGATCTGGTCGTACTCGGTCAGGCGGCTGTTGCGCGACACCACGCCGGGCAACTTGCGGTTCAGCCGCATGCCGTTCTCGCCGCCCGCGTCGCGCGCCAGGTCGGGGGAAATGCCACCGTTGCGTTTTAGCGACACCAGCAGGTCGCGGCGCACCTGGGGCAACTCGGGCGCGGTGTTCGGTCCGGCCGCCACTGCAGGTTCTGGCACCACGCGCGCCTCCACGATCTCGGGCATCCCGGCAATCGCCGACTCGGGAGCCACGCCGGCCGCCGCGCGCTGCTCTGGCGTCATTGCCAGCGCGTCGGCCAGGACCTGTGGGGACGCCATTGGGGCCGGGGTCGCGCGGCCACGCCAAGCCCGAAACGCATCGACGCCGACGCCTCCGATCGCATGGATGCCGCCGCCGAACGCGGTGCCGAACGCGATGTTCGCCATCGAATCCAGCGCGCCGTAGTCGTCGCCCAACTCGGTGCGCCCATAGGCGTAGAGTGGTTCCAGCACCGCCGTTGAGATTCCCGCATCAGCCGCGCCAAGGGCGGCGCGCCCACCGAACCGCGTGAGCGCCGATGTGGACGCCGCTGCCACCCGCATGCTGTTCATGATGGTGAGCGATTTCGTCCACGGGATGAATGCCGTGGCAAGGTTGATCGGGTCGGCAATGCCGGCGCCAAACATCGCCAGGCCGCGCAGCGGGGAACTCAAATCCCACGGCGTGCGCTCGCGGATGTCCTTGACCGCCTGCAGTTCGCGCTGGCGGTCGATCAGGACGTCGAGTTGCTTGCGGGTGAACACGCCATCGGCAAGGCTCAGGCCCTTGAGGTTGACGCCGGACTGCTTGGTGATTTCGGCCGCTTCGCCAGAGGACAGTTTCGGCCCATCGCTGGACGCGATGCGGGCGCGGATGTTCGCCATCCCGACCGGCCCATAAGACTCCATCCACGCCTCGCTCACCGTGGCGTTCATCTTCGACGCCCAGGAAGGCTCGAAATCCTGCAGCGAGAACCGCGATGTGCCCGCGTCGTCTTGGCCGAGATAGAGAGGCATCAGGGTTTTCCCGTTATCGTTGAACCACGCCGCTGGACGCGCGGCCAGAATTCACGCCCACGCGGGTCGTGAGATCCACCCAGGAATACGACACCGGCTTGCCGCCGCGCGTCACCCGGTAGCGCACGCCGTTTGCGCCCATCGCCCACAGTTCCAGCCCGCCGTCGTCCTGGCGCGTGAACCACTCGGCGCGCGCGCGAATCGTATCCGACCACTCAGCCGCCGATTCCTCGGGCCGGCGCGCCCCCACCAGGTCGGCCGGCGTGTCGATGCCGCCCAGGTCTGTGCGCAGCATGTGTTTCGCGCCGCGCTGCACCGCGCCGACGTCCACCGTTTTCGGCAGGCGCATGGTGCCGTCGAATGTGTATTGCCCCAGCAGCATCTCGCGCGCGCGCTCGGATGCCTCGCCCGGGTTCGCACCGCCAAGCATGAACTGGTAGGTCAGCTTGCGCATGGTCGTCTCGTAGGCGCTGACCGTGCCAGCCGCCTGGCTGGTCATCATGGGCACGGTGCGCGAGAACTCGGCCAGCGTTGCCGTCACCGCCTCTTTTGCCGCTGTCTGCACCTGCGTGTCCAGCCCCTGCGTCAGGTCGGACTCTTTCACCCGGGCCAGCCGCGACACCGCCTCGCGCGCCGATGCGCTGGGCAGGTTCGGGATAATGATCATCTCGCCGGCCAGTTTGCCCTCTTTCACCAACTGGTCGAACACCTGCGGGAAGTACGGCCCGTATTGCTGCTCCAGCCCGCCGATCAGGTTCGCCGCGTCATCGGGTTTCGTCAGCGTCATGGCACGCTGCGCGACAGCGTCCGCCTGCGCCGGGGTCAGGATCTTCGGCTGCTGGATGCCCAGGCGCTGCTGCTCGGCCAGGCTCGCGCGCACGTACTGCTGCGTCAGCGCCGGCTGCATCTCGGGCGGCGCCTGCTCGATGCGCCGGCTCATCTGCGCGAGCGCGGGCGTGTTCTTCGCCACGTAGCCGGCTGGGTCGGTGTTGCGCTGCTGGATAACCTGCTGCGCCGCCTGCATCCGCACCGCTTGGCGCGCATCCGCCGCCGCGTAGCCCTCACCAGGAACCGGCGTGCTGGCGGTCAGCGTCTGTTGTATTTCCGCAACAGGCATCGTTTTGAACGCCCCGATGTCGGCGGCCATACCGCGGGACTTCTGGTACTCGGAGAACATGCGCGGCGCGTCGGCGCCGTAGGTCTGCGCAAACCACTCGGGCTTGAGGTTGCCCGGGTCGAGAATGCCGTCTTTGTGCATGGCCTGCGCGTCACGCAGCAGCGCGTCGGCGGTCGCCTTGGCCTGCGCCTGGTCCTGCTTCATGCGCGTTTCGGCCATCGAGCGCAGCGCCGACTGCTGCTCCCAGTCCATGCCACGGAACGACTTCGGGGCGTCGGGCAGCGCGTCAGGCTGGCCCGAGCGCGCGGAGGTCGCCGTGGGGGATGCGGCCGGTGCAGCGCCACCAGATGCAGCGTCAGCCTCGTAGGACTCCAGCCGGCCCAGCCACGCCTTGCGATACCGCTGGTTCTTCGGTTCCTCCAGCAGGCGCTCGTAGTGTTCGCGGCGCAGCGCGTTGAACTTCACCGGGTCGCCGCCCGACTCCTGAATCCAGCGGTTCGCCAGCGTCGGACCCTGGTTGACCGCCGCGTCCATTGCCGTGCCCTGCAGCGCTGGCGGCAGGTTGTCGCCTTTGATCTTGTCCCAGTACCGCTCTTTGTAGATCGCGGCCGCGCCCTCTTTGGTCAGGTTCTTGACGTCAATGTCTGGGTTCGCGCGCTGGTTGATGCCGAAGTTGGCCGGCGCTCCGCTGTTGCCGTCGCTCGCCGTGTAGCCTCCCTCATGCTTGAAGATCCGGCCCATCACGGAATCGAACCCGCCAGCGCCAGACGACCCGCCGACCGCTGTTGCGAATACTGGCTTCCCTGCTGCAATGCGCTGTTTTGCGTGGTCGATCGCTTTGCGCATCACCGACTCGGGAGGCTCAAGCCCATTCGGGATAACCTCACGAACCATCAGGTCGATCTCTTCTTTCGAAAGAGTCGGCACCAGCGTAGGGAAATCGACGCGCTGGCCGTTGACTTTTACTGCATCAGACTGGACGGAGTATTCGGTCGCAACATCACCGTTTGGTAGTTTCAACTCACCTAGAAAACCCGCTTCTTTTTTAGAGCCGTCAGGGCGCGCGCCGTAATCTTTCGCCGCAGGCTTCGGCGCCTCGCCAAACCGCTTGCGATACCACGCACCCGGGTCGCGCTCCATCTCGCCGCGCTCGACGGACAGGTACAGCTTGCGGCGGTACTGGTCGGCCGCCTTGATCTTGTCGGCCTCGCTCAGGTCGCTGCGAGCAGCCAGCGTTTCCACGCGCCGGGCGTAGACGTCATCCAGCCGCGTCGGGTCGGCATAAACCACGTTTTCGTCGGCCTGCATGCCCGCGTCGGTGTCGGCGTTCAGCTTCGCCGTGGTGGACTGCTCCTGGTACTTGTACGCGTTCGTCTGCAGCCGCGTGCGCATGCCAATGGCGTGCTGCTTGAAATACTGGCGCGAGCGTTCCGTTGGCAGTTTCTTTTCGGACTCGCTCACCCACGCATCGAAATCCTTGCCCAACCCCTCGCGCATGTCCGGCGCGCCCACCGTCCAATCCTTCATCCGGTTGGTAGATTCCTCCTGCCAGTACACCTCGCCCTGGGAAAGCACGTTCGCCACATCGACGGCGGCCAGGTCTTCACGCTTTTTCTCGGCTTCGGCCTGTAGGCGGCGCTGCTCATTCAGCAGCGCATTCGATGCGTCACCCAGCCCGCCAGCCAGGCCCATCAGCGCATTGCCGACCGGGCTGGACGCCGACACATTGGATGACGCGTTCGGCGCCGACTGCACGGCGTCAGCAATGATGCGGCGCTCGTAAACGGGGATGGTCGCCATCAGGTGATTCCTCGGGTGCTTTTGTAGTAGCTGGTTCCAGCGCTCAACAGCGAACCGGCCGCGTTGAGGTAGCTTGCCGACTTCGCCTGCTTGGCCCGGTCGCGCGCCATCTCGGCGTTAGAGCGCTGAAGCGCGGCGGCGTCCTTCAGCCCGCGCGCTTTCAGGTCGCCCTCGTAGCGGATGGCGAGCGCATCTTCCTCGGCGTCGAACAGGGATTGGCGCAGCAGGTCGCCATTCAACCCGCCGCCAGCCTCGGCCGACGATGCAATCTGGTTGCCGACCACGGCGCGCGCGCGGCGGCGCTGTTCTTCCTCGGTGCGGCCCGCAGCGGCGTAGGTCTGCTTGGCCTGGATGTCGGCCATCTTCGCGTTGTAGTCGGCCATGTTGGCCTCGGACTGCGCGGCGGCGCTGGCCTGGCGGCCTTGCTGGATTGCCCCGATCACACCCAGCGCACCAGACGCCACCGACAGGCCGGTCGCAAGCGCGCCAGCGCCGCCGATTGCAGACCCGGCAGCGGCAACCAATGGTGCTATGAATGCCATTTACTTCACCCTCGCGTAGAGAAAACAATCCTTGCCGTCCGGTGTGTATTTTCGCATCGGGGCGCCCGGGGTTTCATTGTCGAAGCCCAACATTTCAAGCCACCTGCAGCCGCGCGAAAACTCGGCGTCAACGAACGCCTCCACGCGCCGAAACGCCGACTGCGCCAGGAACCCATGCACCGCGCGGTGCACCGGCAGGAAATACCGACCCGCCTGCCGAGACAGCAGCGCCCAGGCAATCGCCCTGCCCTCCCACTGCGGCAGCAGCCCGGCAACGCAGACAACCCGGTCGCCTGCCAGCGCGCTGAATGACTGTCCAGCCGCCGCGAGCATGTCGCCGTAGCCGGGTCGGGTCAGCTCGCTCGACAGGTGAATCTGCGCGTCCTGCAGTTCCAGAGCGGCCAGGTGAGCGGGGGTGAATCGCACGATCTGCATGTCGGCCTCACCTCGAATCCTGCGTGACGATCTGCGGCGCGATCATCACGATCGTGGCGGCCACAGGCTGGTCGATTTCGAACCCCAGGTATGCATCGGTGTTGTAGCCATCCGGCCACGGCACCACCTTGTCGCCACTGAACAGCGGCGCCGGCTGGTTCATGGGGTTGGACGTCGGGCGCAGCATCAGCGCGTCCATCAGCCCGCCATCTTTCAGCGGCCCGTACTTCCCGCCGCCCGTGTCCTTCAGGCGCAGCACGCACTTGTGGATGCGCTTTGTCTTGCCCTGCGCCGTGCCGTCGCGCGCGCCAGCTTCCAGCCGCATGGATCGGTAGCGGGCCGGGCACGGCAGGCCGATCTGCGCGGACGTTGCCGCCAGTTGCAGCTCGATGTCGCCCGATGTCACCACCACGTTCGGGTGCGGTGCGCCGTTCACCAGCACACTGACCGTTTCGCCCTCCAGGTGGTCCAGCCCGCTGATCGTGGTCGTGGCGCTGCCCTCGTAGGTCAGGCCGCTGTCCACGTAGAACTGGCTGGTCTGCTCGTCGCCATCGCGGTAGGGGCGCTCAAGGTACTCGACGTACCGTTTTGTGTCGCCGTCGATGGTGCGCTTGACCACCAGCCACAGTTCGGTGCGGTCGCCTTCGGCCGCGATCATGGTGGCGATGGACTCCACCACCGCGTCGCCGTCACCGAATGACCCGCCAATGATGTGCCGATGCCATCCGCGAACCGCCTGTTCGTTGTTCCAGGTGAACCCCAGCAGCACGCCGTCCGTGCGCGTCGCCCATACCACTTGGTCAGGGTCTGGCGCGAATGCCATCTGCGTGACGCCCGTGCGCGTGATGTGTTCGGCCAGCACCGTGGTGTCGCTGGACTTGTAGCCATCCGCCGAGAAGTCGTAACCGGTCTCGCGCGCGCGCAGGCCCGAACGCTGCACGAACAGCAGCGACTCGTTGTTTTTTATCGGCGGGATGGCGCGCGACCCGAACTCCGACAGGATGCGGCTGCGCCGGTTCGTCGGCCCCAGCGGCTCGCCGTTGGTCAACTCGCCAATCGCGAACTCGGCGCCGGCCGTGCCCACCACCAGGTCGCGGTCGGGTGACAGCCATTGGATTTCGTTGATCTTGCCCGAGGTGATCGACACCGTGATCGCCATGTCGGCCGTCACCTGGCCGAATGACTTCGGGCTGAAATCCGTGAAGTCGGCCGACACCGAACCCCAAGCCGTCTGCCCGCGCGCGAACCACAGCCGCTCGCGGTAGAAGCACACCTGCGACGGCCAGCCAGCAGCGGTTGACCACTCGCCAAACGCCCAGCGGGTCGTGGCCTGGCCGGATGTAACCACCTGCGACGGCAGACGGTCGATCACGGTGGCCGTCACCTGGGTGCCCGAGGTGTACGCCGTGATCTGCACGTACCCATAACCCGGGTCGCGGTACTGCCATTGAACGCCCGTGTCGCCGTCGTACAGCGCGCCCTCGGTGTGCACGGGCCGGTTCGTGCCCGTCGTGGCCGTGTTCAGCGCCTCATAGGTTTTCCCGTCCGAGCGGCGGCGCGCGCCAGAGCTGATCGACTTGGACACCTCCCAAGCCGCGATGTCGTTGACGTTCTTGGACTCAAGGTAAAACAGCGAACCCACATGGTCAGCCGTGAAAATCGAAGCGGACGCCGTGAGCGTGACCGATCCGGTTTCGGCGCTGGCGTACACCGTGGTCGCCGTGTCGTTCAGCGCCTTCCACGGGCCGCCGCGATAGTCGAACGTGTTCAGCGCGAACGATGTCACCGAAGTGCGCGTCAGGATGCGCGGCGCATATAGCGAGTGCGTCAGGTACAGGAAGTCGCCCGACTGAGCGAAACGCAGCCGCGGCGTGCCGTCTGCGTTGTAGAGGTCATCATCGGCGTAAGGCGTCACCACCTCGACCGGAACGCCAGGCGACGACTCCAGGATGCCGCGCACTTTCGTGATGGCATCCCAGGTGTAGAAGCGCACATACAGGTCGCCGAACTCGAGCATGTACGCTTGCGTCGTGCTGTATTCGAATGGGACCAGCAGAACCACTTTGTCGCTGTCTTTCACCTCGTTCACGTAGCGCGTGCCCGCGCGGCGCACGTTCGGCCCCTGTGTGGTCGGGATGAAGTTTTCGAGGATCGACGCGCCGTTCGGGTATTTCTCAAACCCGACGCGCCCGTCCAGCATGGGCGACAGCTCGCCCGAGTTGAAGTTCTCCAGCAGCGGCGAAGCCTTCATACGACGAAGCCCCCCGGGTAGGCCGCCCACTCCTGCCCGCTGGCGTAGAACGAACCGCCGCTCAAGCGGGAATCCAGCCACGATCCGTTCGGGATTTCGTCGGGCGGGTTCTCGATGGCGTCTTGGCGCAGCGCCTCGGTGACAGCGAATTTGTACTGCTCGGCCGCGCGCCCCATCTTCGACTCTGATTGCGTCAGCGTCTCGCACGCCTCCATCGCCAGCTTGCAGGCCAGCACCTCCACGAACAGCGGGTCAAACAGCGCCGTGTCGGTCACGCGCGACAGGTAGCGCACCTTCAGCGGCGCGTCGTAGTCGGTCAGGATCTTGCCCGCCTCCACCGCCCACTGGCCGCGATACGTCACGTTCGTTCGGACGTAATACTCGTTGACCTGCACAAGGTGCAGAAAGTCGGCCGGCAGCGGGTATTGGTACTTGAAGCCCCAGGCTGGCGCGTCCACCAGCGCGAGCAGGCTGTCGCGCTTCATGGCAAAGTTCCAGTTGAAGCGCCGGATCTCGGCGTCGCGCACCAGGTCGAACATCGAGTTCATCACCCGCGCCGCCTTCAGGTCATCCGTCAGCAGCAGGATGCGTTCTTCGCCCAGCTTGGTCAGGGCACGGTTTGCGATTTCGACTTTGCTTGCCATTGCGGGCCTCCGAGAGTGGTGCGATTATCGCCTCACTGTTGTGAGCGCGCAACGGTTATAAGCTGGCGCGGCCGGCTAGGGTTTGAATCTCTCCCCCATCATGAATCGGGGAATGCGGCAATCGGTGCTGTGAAGTTTGCGGTGTAGCGGGCGACGCCTTTGGTCAGCCGCAGCTCGTCCAGCTTGCCGTTGTAGAAGTTCGGCCCCGACCCGACCGTTAGGGTTTGGGTGGTGTAGTTGTTGGAGCTGGTTGCCGTCGAGCCTTGCTGCACACCGTTCAAGAACAGGCGCAAGCTTGTGCCGGAGCGGCAGATCGCGACGTGGTTCCAGCTGCCGTTGGTGAATGCGGCGGCGGGGACGATGATGTCGTTGGTGGTGTTGAACGACGCTTGCACATACAACGTGCCGCCCAAGATGATGATGGCCCAGCCGTTGCCGTTGACGGGCTGACAAATGGGGGTGCCGTTGCCTGCGGTCGAGTTCATCCAGAACTCGACCGTGTAGTCGCCTGTGCCGAACGCGAACGCTGTGCTCGACCCATAAGTCAGGAAGTCGCCATCCCCGTCGAACAGCCCCGCGGCCGTGCCGAATTTCGGACCCGTCGTCGTCAGCTGGACTTGCCCATTGACGCTGGACGGGGAGAACGTGTTGGCGCTGCTGTCCGTGAATGTCGTGCTGCCGTTCGTGCCGTCCATGTGCAACAGCAGCGAAACGCTGGAAAAGTTCGGGTCGCTAGCGACCGCTGCGGGGCCTTTTGACAGCCCAAGCCCAACACCAAACCCGATTCCCATCTGCATCGCGCGCCCCTCAGTACAGCGCCCAGATGTCGCTGGCAGTCCCGCCAGTGCGCACCTGCTTAACCGACAACGGGTTGTAGCCAGCCTGCAGCGGCACGTTCGAACGCGTGGTGCCATCCTGCTGCTGCAGGTTCGCGGTGCCTGCGGTGCCGACCAGCAGGCCGCGGCAGGTGCCGCCAGCCAGGTCAGCGTCGGCTTTCGTGACGGGCACGAATGTGACGGCGGGCGAGCTGTCGCTGGAATAGTTCTGTGCCATGTTTCACCTCGGATGAAAGAACGGCCCCGAAGGGCCGAATCAGTTTGTCAGATCACGTCGCCCGCGCCGGATGCGTCGTCTGCCGGCTTCGGCTTGCGGCCTCGGCGCGTTTCCACGACAGCCTGCAGATCGGGCGCGTGCGCCTCGGGCTTCGGCTCATCCACCAGCACCAGGCCGTCGATGGGAGGGTGGCCCTTGCCATCCCACTCCACGACATCGCCGACCTTGATGCGCCGGTCGATGAAGCCCGCGATGGTTGCGCGGTACTTCATCACTCAGGCTCAGGTGATGCTGAAGCCGGACGCGTAGCTGCGGTATGCCTGGGCGTCCTTCACGAGGAAGGCGTCGAAGGCACCGGCAGTCAGCGGACCCGAGGCCACGGTGTAGCGAACGCCGAGGTAGCGTTCATACGAGCCGGCCGGCAGCTTCACGTTTGCCAGCACGGTGCCCGCGGTGGCAAAGCCAGCGAAGGCGATCGCGCCGGTCGAGAAGTGCACGGTGGCCGAGGTCGCCAGGTTTTCCGTGCTGTCCGACTCCAGCGTCACCGTCAGGGTGGCGTCGGAGCTGGTGTCGGTGGCCGTGGTGTTCGTGATCACCACCAGGTAGACGTCCTCACCCGTGCCGATGTCGCGCGTGGTGTTCGTGCCCACCGAGTTGCCCAGCGGGTAGAGGTCAACCACGTTGGTGCTGATCGCGGTGCTGGTGACAGCCTGCGCGTCGGAAAATTCCAGGTACTTGTCGAGAATCATGGCTTCACTCCTGTGTGGATAGGTTTCGTTCCGCCGATCAGGAGATCTGCGTCTCGTTGTTCAGGATCGAGTCAACGCGGCGGATGGGGATGCCCATGAACGCCAGGTTGCCGCGAACCGGGTTGCCGAACTGGTCCAGACCCTGCTCGATGCTCAGGGCGTTGGCCGACTTCTGCAGGGCCATCACGCGCAGCAGCGAGAACACCGTGCGGTTCATGTAGAACACCGGGCGGCACATGCCGAACGACGGGATGCGGTCCATCGCGCGGCTCATCAGCTTGATCAGCTCGGTCGAGGCCGACGCCGCCTGCGTGTCCGACTGCGCGGCCAAGTGCGCCGTGTTGATGTTGGCGATGCGGGTCACATAGCGCCAGTCGCGCAGGGCCAGGCCGCATTTCCACTGGTAGTGGTCCTGGTACGCGCGGTACTTGCCGCCCGCGGCGTCGGTCACGGTGTCCAAGCCGAGGTCAACGTGCTGCAGGCCCGAGGTCGAACCCTTGGGGTAGATGCCATGCACGGTGTTGTCGCCCCAGCCCACCAGCCACACCGAGGTCAGGGTGGCCGCGCCGCCCGCGCTCAGGATGTTCTGGCCGTTGGTCGCGCCGCTGATCGTGCTGTAGCGCGGGGCCAGGCCGGTGAAGGCTTCCGGCTCGGTGCCGCTGTTGCCGTAGATCAGGGTCGAGGACAGCTCCTGGTTCATGGCTTCCAGGAAGGCCATGTTTTCGGACAGGCGGAACTCGGGGGTGTTGCCGTTCAGCTCGGCGAGGTCTTTGTCCACCTGGCCGAAGGCTTCCAGCATGCCGCAGGCGTCATCGACCTGCACCGTGGTGGACTTGGACTGCGGCACGCCGTAGTTCAGTTTGCGCCATGCCACATCGGGCAGGCCGGTGCGAACCGTGGTGCGGTGGCCGGTGGGCAGGTTGCCTTCCATCCAGAGCATGTCGTCCAGGATCGGGTTCGACTGGTTCAGCAGCTCGATGATGGTGGCGATTCGGTCGTCGGGATCGCGGCGCTTGGCCCAATCCGAGAGCGTCAGCGCGTTGGTGGCAAGGGTGGACATTGATTACCTCCGGTATGAAATGCCTGTGGGCGGAAATTCGCGTGATGTTGTTTCCGCACCACGCTGGCCGGCAGTGTATGCGGCGTGGTGAGAAAACGACAATGCTGTCAACGCATTATTTTTTCAGGTGCGTTTTACGCAATGCGGATGACCATCAACCCGGTCGCCGTCACCTTGGTCTGGTACTGCTCACAGTGGCGCGTTGCGCGCCGGCAAACCGCCTGGCGCACCATGTCGGCAGAGCGCACGTGCGGCGGCACCACGAAGTAATCCAGCGCCTGCAGCGCTCCCCACGGGTAGCCTGCCCGAACCCGCCCATAGCGCATGGCCGACAGCATCGGAACGCGTCGGCCAAGCTGCTCGGGCAGGTTTTTCGGGTTCGGCATCTTGGTCAGGACCCGCCGTACAGAATCTGCGCGGCCGACTTGCGCGGGGCGTCGTTGTTCGCCCCCAGGCCCACCGCGTCGCCCTCGCCCAAACCCTTGCCGACCGAGTGCAGGAACTGGATGGTGCCTTTGTAGCCCAGCACGCCCTCGATGGCTGCGATCACGTCGCCGGCCTTTTCGCCTGGCACGAACTGCTTCACCGCCTGCTTTGCGAAATGCATGTTCGCGTCGTGCTGCTGGCCCCACTCGTTGCGCAGCGCCTCGGCCTCGGCAGTGTTCTGTGCGTGCGCGGCCTGCAGGCGCTGCGTCTCGGCGGCGGCGGCGGCCTGCTGCTGGCTCGCCACGAAAGCGTTCCAGTCGGTCGCCAGCCCCTTGGCTTGCTCGGCGCTCAGGCCGTGCTTGTGCAGCAGTGGCGCCATCTGCTTGGCGAACGTGCCGTCGTCGCCCTCGGGCACTGGCAGCTCATAGGCGTCGGGCGTCTCGGGCCGGCCGATCTGGTTGTAGAACGCCGCCCATTCCTCGGGGCTGGCGTCCTTGCCGGGCATCTTCAGCGCGGGCGGTTCGGCGTCTGTCGCTGGGGCTTCGGCTGGCGCAGCAGCAGGATCGACAGCGGGCGCATCGGTCAGCGCCGACGCGGCGGTCAGGGGTGCAGCAGGCGCCGGCGCTGCGGCCGAGGTGGTCGTGGCTGCTGGTGCGGCGGGTGCCGCTGCGGTGGCTTCACTCATCGGTCTGCTCCTTCATGCGTTGCAGGGTTTCATCGGAAAGGTTCAGGGTCTGCGTGATCCGCAGAAACACCTCGCGCCGGCCTTCGGCCACAGCGGTGGCGTGCGTGTCGATGCGCCCATCTTTGGCTACCACCACGCAGGACACATCGGCCCGGCAGAACTCGCGCAGGTCGTTCAGCACCTGGCGCACGTCGTCGGGCCGGGTGCTGCCCTTGTGGAACACCTCGCGGTAGGCGCGGCGCAGGTTCCAGAATTTCGTGAACAGGCTCATGGCTGGGTCGGGTTCGATCGGTCAGTGCAGCACGCGGTTGTTCATCTGCTCGTTCAGCTTCAGCACCAGGTCGGCAGTCGCCTCGTCCTCGGTGTCGCCGCGGCCAACCAGTTCGGGGGCGGCATCGCAGACGGCGGCCCATCCGAGCGCGTCGGCCATTTGTGCGATGTCGGCCTCGACCAACACCACGGCGCTCATATGGATTCGCTCATGCTGGCATGATGTTTGGCAGAGCCTGGGCCGGCTCCGCTCCCGCCAGGGCTTGCGCCTGCGCGATGTCCTTCGCCGCGCTGGCCGCGACGGGCGCCGCCTGCAGGATCTGCTGCAGCTCGGCCTGCTGCTCCAGCCCCGCGTCGATGCCTTCCATTTCCTCGTCCGAGTACAGCAGCTTCGCCGGCATGCCGTTCAGGCGGGCCAGCTCTTTCGCCGCCGCGTCCATGTTGAACCGCTTGAACACCTGCGGCCCGGCCACCTGGGCGATCGGCGCCAACTGCTCAAACGTGCGCAGGATGGCGACGCCGCCCTCGGCCTCACGGGCGCGCGACAGCGGGCTTTCGAACTCGATCTCGTACATTCCGCCGCGCTCTCGCAACTGCTCGGGCATCTCTGGCAACTGACCGGCCGCGGCCATGATGTCCAGCTCGCGGTACAGCATGTTTGACAGGAACTCAGACTCGATGCGCGCGCCGGTCGGGCCGATGAGCTGGCCCTTTTCCTGGGCACGCAGCATGGCTTCGGTCGCCGTGATGTTCGGCTTGTCCACCAGGATCTGGAACAGGGTCTGCAGCAGCGCGTCGTTGATGACCATGCGCTTCTGATCCATCATCTCCAGCCCGATGTTCACGTTCGCGCCGATGTTCAGCGGCTGGATCATCTGCCGGCCGCTGTCGTCCACTCCGCCGTAGTTCACCGCGGCAGGGGTCAGCCGGATCGCGTCGAGGATGCCATCACGATGCGCCAGCAGCGGCGGCAGCACGGACAGTTGCGCGGCCTGGATGGTCGTGCGGTTCATCTCGTTGAGCATCTTCACGTCCGGCAGGATCGTCATGCATGGGCTGCGCCCGTACACCTCGCCCGGGTTCAGGTCGTAGCGGCCAACCGCATACGGGAACGCGCGGAAACCAGATTCCTCCAGCAGCTCGCGCGTCTCCACGTGGATGTAGTAGGACACGAACGGCATGCCGCGGTAGTCGCGCTTCGTGACATCGGCGTCGGCGCGGGGCTTCACCACATGCAGGAACGTGAACTCCTGCTCGGGCCGGTTCTCGGCCGCGTTGCGGATCACTGCCGGGCACTTCTTGCCCCACTTCTGGAACGCGGCGCGCGCCGTCCATGGGAACTCGCGGTGCACCAGGTCCACCACGCCGAACTGGTTCTCGGCGAAGAAAAGCTGCTTCATCGGCACGGCGCGGTAGAACAGGCCGCGGCCCGGGTTCTCGCCGATGTACATGCCCATGCTGCCGAACTTGCCCGACGTGTAGTAGCAGCCCTGCACCTCGGTGTCGAAGTTAGCCGCGTAGCGCGCCGAGAACAGCCGGTTCGTCACCTCGTCCAGGTAGCGCGTGACTTCGGTGTCGTCCTTCATGCCCTCGTCCACCGACTTCAGCTTATGCCACTGCTGATTGCGCGGCGTGACCAGCGAGTGGATCGCGGCCTTGAATCGGTCCAGCGCCAGGCCGGGCGTCGCGTCGAACACGCGCTCGTTGCGCTGGCGCCCTTTCGTGCGGTTCGGGTTCTTCTCCTGGAACTGGATGTCGGTCGGGCTGATCCGGTCCTCGATGTCCTGCCACACCGCCTCAAAAGTCGCGCGCTGGTTTACCAGCCGCGAGTGCATCTGCAGGCAGTGGTCGGCGCGCGAGTCAGCCATGCCACCCCCCCTTCAGGAATGCTTCGACCTTCTTTGCGTCGGCGATGACGTCGGCCATGGATTGATCAACACTGGTCCCACGGTCAAAGAACAGCGCGGCGTTGAGCGCGTCGAGCCGGATGCTGTAAGGCCCCGGCAGAGATTCCTCGGCGTCGCGCAGGATGGCGACAGCCTCCTGCTGGTCCGTCAGAAACTTGGCGAGGCGAGATTCAGCCATCAGCGCCTCACTGCCCCAACAGGGTCTTGGACGCCACCGAGCCGGCCGTGCTGCCCACATCGGCGGCGCCGGTCACGGTGGCCGATGTGCCACGGCGGCGGCGCATGATGTCGGCCGCCGATCGGTCAACGATCTCCTGCTGCACAACGGGCATCTTCACCTCGACAGGCGTCGGTGTCGGCGCCTGCTGCACCTTCGGTTTCGAGAACAATCCGCCCATGTGTCGGCTCCTAGAAAATCGCGTATTCGGTCACGGCGCGCTGTGGTGTATCCACCACATCTCGCGCTGGCACCGCGAATGTTAACGCCAAACTGTCGCCGCGGTCGGGGGATTTTATGCCCCGCTTCTTGGCGTCGTCCTTGGATTCCATCAGCAATTCGCCGCCACGGAACTCGTACTGCAGAGCCGTCAGGTCAGTCGCCAGCTCGGGGTCGTTCGGCAGCGCCGCCCCGTTTTTCAGGTACTCGCGCATGTCGCGCCACATCCGGGCGCGCAGGTTGTAGTTCTGCCCATCGGACAGCCGCAGGCTGGAATTCACATCCACCACGATGCGCTTGTAGTCCCGGCGCAGGATGTCGGCCACGCCAGCGCCGATGCCGATGGTGTCCACCGCGATCTGGCTGGGCTTGCCGCCCCAGTCCTCGATAGCGCGCTTGACGCGGCCGGCCACGTCCACCACATCGGCCTGGCCGAACACGATCTGCGGATAGACCACCCTGCCCTTGCGGAACGTGATGCAAGATTTGTCGTTGCCGAACCGCGCCACGTCCACGCCGACCATCAACGGTCCGATGGCCTCCACGTCGGCTGGGCCGCGCCGCATGGCGGCCAGCACCATCGGGCCGTCGATCCACGCGTTCGACACCGATGCGGTGTAATCGCGGTCGATTTCCTGGGCGATGATCACCGGGTCCAGCGTGGCGCACTGGCGCCGATACCAAGCCTCGTCCTTGCGCGGGTCGTCCTTCCAGTCGAACACGAACACCGGGATGCGCCCGCCGTGGCGCTTGCGGTAGAACGGATTGCCGGCGCCGTTCGGCGTGGACACATCGCCCTTGCAGTTCGATGTCTGGGACAGCGCCGCGTCGATGGCGTCAGGCCGCTCGTAGAACGCCGACTCGTCCTTGAAGTAGATCGACGTGCGGTTGCCGCGGCCGATGTTGTCGCCCGACTCGCCCACGATCGTGCTGCCGTTCTCGGGGTTCAGGATGCGCATGGACGGCGCGTGAACGCGGGAGTCGTAACCGGCTGGCCGGAACTCAGCCGGCAGCAGGTTGATCGTCTCGCGGATTTTCCAGAACAGCGACTTGGGGTCGCCGAGCTTGTCCACGTATTCTTCCTTGCGCGACCCGAAGCCGATCACGGTGCCCGGGTAGAACAGCCACATCCAGGTGGCGATCGCCACGCACAGCCAGCTCACCCCCATGTCGCGCGACTTCTCGCACAGCCAGTCCTCGCGGGCACGCCAGCGCGCCACCACAAACTCCACGAACTCGGCCTGCTTGGGGAACAGGATGAACGGCGTCACCGCCTCGATGCCGCGCTCCACGTTTCGCGGGTCGAACGTGCACATCCAATCCGTGATGAACTCGACCGGATGGTCAGTGTAGAAGGATTTCAGCCCAGGCAGGATGCCAGGATCGGCGCGCAGGCGCTTCAGGCGCTCGATGCGGGCCTCCCACACCGGCTTGTAGTCCGGCGCGCGCCAGTCCAGCGTGATCGCGCTCATTGCCCGATCAGCCTTTTGTACGCCTCAGCCGCGTCCAGCGTGACGTTCTGCTGCACAGGCGGCAGGTCGTCGGCGCCGCCCATCGCCAGCTTGTCGCCCCACTTTTTCGGGTTCCAGCACTTGAGCAACTTCAGACGGATCTCGGCTCGGTTTTTCGCCCAGGTCACGCTGGCGCTGTCGTAGCTGCTTCCGAACTGCGTCACGTTGAGCGACGGTTCCTCGTCCACGATCCGCATCACATCGACAGCGATCATTTCCTCGCCGGCTTCGCGCGCGCGCGCGACCCTTTCGGCGAGTGAAGGATCAGCCGAACACCAGTCGTACCAGGTCGTCAGGCCGAGTTTGATGTCGCGGCAGACAGCGGCCAGCGGTTCGCCGTTCGACACGCGCTCGATGATTGCCTCGATCATGGCTTTGCGCTTGTCCACAGGATGCCCACGGTTAGCCACGCTTCCCCCACCGACGATTTGCACGGTCAACGGCCTCGATGGTCATCCACCACAGGAGCAGGCCAGCGGCGGTTGATGCGAGGAACAGAAGGGCGTCGAGAAATTCACGCATGCTGCGAATCCTACAGCGGTTGTGTGGTTTTCGCAACAATGCCGACAGCGGCTCGGCTTTCTGGTGTTCCGAAGTAAACGTGTGTCGCCATGTGGTCCGCTCGGTTTTCGCGGCAGTAGCGGTTTTCCAGGTCGGAGCGAACCCACAGCAACGCACTGCGCAGTTTTTCAGCACGCTTGCGCTCGCGCGAATTTGGTCCATAGGCCTGCGATAAACGCAACATCAGTGCCACGATCTGCCTATCCATCGCCAACAGCTCCGTGCCGACCGCGATGTGCTCATCTTTCGAAAATCTCATGTTCCTTCCCATGCTCGCCTTTCTTGGGTTTAGGGACGCTAGGGGCACTAGGGACCCCACTTTCCTATGTGCGGAAAATTTTTATACGTGTGTTGCGTTTTTCTCTATTCACTCTTTTTTCTATACACCTACTATTAAGTGTCCTAAGTGTCCCTAGGTGTCCTTTATCTATATAAATCAACAACTTATATCAGGGACGGTTTAGGGACACCTAGGGTCAGTTGTCCCAATCTTTGCTCCTCCACGGCGGCGCTACGTAGAGTTGGCGCACGCCATTGACCTTTCGCCCGGTCTTTCCGTTGAGTTCTCGGATAACGTGGGCGGCCCTGGTGGCCTCGCCCTGCGAAGGAGTGTCCCTGCCGAGCATCCTCAAAACCTGTGTGGCGGACAGCCATTGCCATTCAAATTTATCAGCTTTCCAGTTCAAGCCGGACCCAATCAATTCTGCAATTGGGTCGATCACTTCAAAGTCTTTGTTGTGCTGATTGAGGTCGTCCACCTCGTCGGCGGTCAAGTACCAGTTCTCACCAGACTGCCAAATTTGATGCGCTTGCGCCCAGCACTGCTGCATGTCGATGTCGTGGCTGTGGTCGAGGCTTTCGCACTCAATCGTCCAGTAACGCCGGTTTCCGGTGGGGTCGTGCAGGAACTCGCGCGGGTTCACGCTGGCAAAAAACACGGTTCGCCTGGCGTACTCGGACTCTTTTTTAGCAAATGCGCGCCTCAGAATGTCCCTGTCTTTTGTGAGGAAAGACTTCAAGGCGGCGATGTCCGACTTGCGAAACGTCGCATCCAGCTCACCAAGTTCCACCAGCCAGTTCGACACACACTGCTTTACGCTGTCGCGGTCGTCTGGGCGCAGGATCACGCCGTCCTGCAGCACGCGCAGGTCGGACGGCACCAGCGACTTGAACCACTTCGTTTTGCCGATGTACTGGTCGCCCTGGAACACCAGCACGCCAGCCGCAGACACGCCTTCAGGCCGGAACACTGCTGCGACGGCCGACAGCATCCAGCGGCGGATGAACATGGTTTTCATCTCCATGACCTTCGGGTTTCTGTCCTGGTCACAGGCGCGCACGGTGTTGATCAGTTGGGCCAAGCGGTCAGTGCCATCCCACGGTTTGGATGTGATCCAGTTCGCCACCGGGTTGTAGAGATTCTGGTCCGCCATGTAGGTCAGGAAGTCGCCGATGTGTGTGACCGGCATGCGGAATTTGGACGCCTCGGAGATCATCCAGGCGAAGCTGGCGTTGAGCTTGTTATCCACACTGAACGTCGCGCCTGGGATTAGGATTTCTTCTTCTTTGCTGATCACGTTGTACCGAACCGTGACGTTCAGGCGCCGGCAGATTTCGGCCACGTTCTCAATGGTGGACAAGGGTTTTCCTTTGTCCGTCACGTTCGGCAACCATTGGTAGTAGTCCACCAGGCCGTCATGCACTTGAACATCCGACCCGCCCCCCGGCAGGATTACCGAAGGGGCGGGTTCATGGACGGCGCCGCCCGATGGGAAAGGAGAACCATCTGCGTCGCTGCCGGCGTTGTTCGCCGCCGTGGATGCGGCTGGGTCACTGGCCGGCTTGACCCATTCCTGCGTCGCGGCAGGGGTGCGTTGGGGTGCACCAGGCCCGGAATGGTCGAGGGCCGAGGCTGCTGGCCCCGGGTTGATGCGGCCGGCCAGGACCCCGGCTTTGTGACGCCCCTCGTTATCTGTGTCGTCGCCCGCAGGCGCCATCGGATCATCGAAGCATACCCTCACCGCGTCCAGCCCTTCGGCGCAGTGCAAGTCGTTGAAATCCGTGCCGTCGCCGCGATCACCGGCCCACATCGGCACCGCATAGGTCGCTCCGATCGCGCGCGCCGCCTCGATGGCAGCAGTCACGCCGGGGTTACCGTCCGTCCTGAAATCGTCGTCGGCCGCGATGTGGA